CAATGGTGCATTTTCACCAAAACCTGCATTTATTGCGTCCATTTTCGTTTTTCCCTGCTGCACCGTCAGGAAAAATGAATTAGCTATCTGCTCCGCAGTCATGCCCTGGTTTTTGAATGCTACCATGGCAGATGTTACGGCCTTGGTAGCTTCAGTAGCTGATGATAGCCCGGCTACTGAAAGCTTAGCCGAAATTGTCAGCACATTCATTGCTTCTGCAGCGCTCACTCCGGAACTCCTGATCTGATACAGCGATTCTGTCAGATCAGAAACAGAAACAGGCACTTTACTGGCAATAGACAACAGCTTTTCACCCATATCGCTCAGGCTCTCCGTAGTTGTGTCTATAATGGTGGCAACATTTCCCATTTGCTTTTCAAAATCCATTGCGGCTTTGGCAGTAAGTGCAAGGGGTAATGCGATAGCGATTCCCATTGTTGTAAATGAAGTGGAAAGATCCATTGCAGATCTGCTGATTCCTTCAAGGCTATCCTGTAGTCTGCTCCCGGCTGCTCCACTTATAGTGGTAAGCCTCAATAACGCTTTTTCCATGCGCGATACAGGCTTGGTAAATGTATCTACAGCTGTAAATATTGTGGGTATGACGAACCTAGCCATTTTGCTTTTTCTTTTTGCCTTCTTTAATAATCTCCATTACGCAGTCATACCAGTACAGCAGACCTTTATAATCTTCCCGGTCTAAAAAAAGCCCGGAAATGATATCCGGGCTCCACTTAAAATGACATACTACCGTCCTTATTACATAATCAATATCAAGGCCATCGGTTATACCAGCGAAAAAAAACCTAAACTTTCGCAGGTGTTTCTGTCCTGTGTATCCAGCTTGTCAATAATGCCTTTTACTTCACCTGTATAGGCGCAGATAGCAGCTATCAGGCGATCTTCAGAAGAAGATGCTTTAGCTGCCCTGTACTTCGAAGCCATCACTTCAGGGCTTATTCGCCCCTTAAATTCAAGCTTATCAATCACAATAGCGCCGGTGTGATCTTTAATAGGACAAAGCAGAGTTTGCGTTATTGAATTTTCGCCAATTACTACCTGTCCGTATTGCATTGCTTCAGCAATAGTTTCAGCTATCCCTGCCATTTCCTGGCGCTTTTTAGGATATATTTTCTTTTTATCAAGCTGCTCATTAATTTCCTGCAGCGCCACCTCAAATGGCATAACCTCGTCAAACATATATTTTCAATTAAAAAAGTTACAAAAACGCATTACAATTAGATGATCTGCAAACTTTCGCCCGCCAGCTTCAGCTCTATCTTGCTATCCTTACCGCTCATGGCAAGTGTGCCCACCGGTTTGCCCTTTATGCGGTATACCTGGCCGTTTTTATTGGTGGCCGTCCAGGTACCCAGTATTGGGCTGCTCTGGTAAGCCTTCAGTTGCTCATACACACCATCCCCCGGGCTTCCCGCCACACAGCAGCTGAAAGAGTCGCGCATCGTTACCATGCTATCTATCATCTTGCCGTTACTGGTCATTTTACTGTCATCGTCATCGCTGGTATTGCCGCCCAATGTGTAAGTGCTGTCCTCACCCGCGTAAGGATCAAAAGAGAACTGCCCCAAAGGGTGGTTGCAAGTAAGGCTATCAAGATCGCCGCCAGAATAAGACATAAATATTTATTTTGAAATGAAATTTTTAGATGTGTTACTGTAAATAATGCATTATCCTAGTTGCCGTAATAAAACCCGCTCAACGCAGTGGTGCTCGCTATCCTGGCTGTGCTGGTACGCTGGTAAGGATATTGCTTATCTATCCTGCCAGGGTTGCTCTGGTTAATGCCTACCTGAAGATTTTTCTTACTGAAGGCCGGATTTGCAATAAGGCCCCTGTCTGTCAGTTCGTCAAAATATTCTCCATACAGCGCCTTCACCTGCTTGGGCCTTACGGTCTTGCTCGCACTCACCACATCATTGTCTGCACATATGGTGTAGCCTATTATGTTTTCCAGGGCTATCTGGCGGTCACCATACTCAATATTCCAGTCAATGTCCAGGTTCCTGCAGTACTGGAACGGAGGTGCCTGCGTCCCGTCGTTGAACGTCGTAACAAAGTCTTTCACCGTATATACCCCGTTTTCTATAGCCACCGTGCTGCATCCCAGCTTCACAATAGTATCCCTGAAGTTATAATCCTGCATACTTGGCACAGCTGTTATGGCCGGCATAGGCATATCAGGGTAGGTAAGTTCCATCACGTCTTCGCTTGGGTCATTGATGCATACATTACTGAACAGCACAGCCATATTGGCCGCCGCTTCAAACTGCATGCCCGGGCTCAAAGGTGCAGGGCATATGGCTGCGGTCACCTGTGTATTTCTTCCGCTGGTCACGTTGCTCGGGTTATCGGCAGTGCTGCCGGTAAGTGCAATAAACGGTTTGAAGTTGATTCCTGCATATCTTCCAGTGCTTTCGTTCAGGCCAGGCACGCCATTAAATGCTTCCAATTCATTCAGCGTGTCACTTACTGTGCCGTATGTATTAATAACGATAGTATTCCATATCCCGCCAAATTGATTCAATGCTGGTGTTACTGCTGGTGTTCCTACGCCTGCTATCGACTCGGTAATGGCATAGCTGACACCTATGTTTGGATATTGCGATGTATCAACACTTATGCCAATGCTTTCGCTGGTCAATCCTGTCCATTTGCTTTTGCAGGTCACCGCATTTGCAGATGTATTGTAAGTAGTAAGGATATTGATTGTTAATCCGCTGCCGCTGCCAGTAGTGGAATTGGTAGCTACGCCATTTGCTGCAGAATACCCCGATCCTATGTCATAAATCGTGTAGTACATAACTGCACCGGTACTCGTCGTAAGCACTTGCACGCGCATGCCAACACCAGCACCCGAAGAAACTGTAGGGTAATCCGCGTTAACAACATATCCGAAGCCACCGGCAGATATAGAAACGGCTGTCGGTACGCCACTCAGTGAAGAAACCGAAGCCACACCAACGGTAAATCCCGTTCCCGCGCCAATTGTAGCTGTCGTGGTTTTAGTTCCTGTAGTGTAGCCAGACCCTTTATTTATAATATAGAATGTCGATACTACGCCATTGGCAGTAGTAGCTGGCTGTATTTGTAAGCCGGTACCCGTTCCGGTAAGTGTAGAGCAACTAGGCGCCTGTGATATACTATATCCGCTGCCGCCACTAGTGATGGTTACGGCAGTTACTACACCTCCTGTTACTGTAGCCACTGTGCCGGCAGCAGCCGTGCCGCCTGGCTCTACCGTTACGCTGAAGGTATCACCCACTGTATATCCAGTTCCGCCTGCGACAATCGTAGCCGTCAGCATAACACCGTTATTAATTGCAGTCACTTGGCCACTCGCAGTGGTCGTTGCGCTTGCCACCGTAAAAGTGTCGTTAACCGCATATCCGGCGCCACCAGCTACAACTGTAGATGTAGCTATTCTTCCTGCTATATTCGTAACAGCAGTTACTACGCCTGAAGCGCCTACAGCTGTATCTGATCTCATAGTGAAGGTATCATTAACGGCATATCCGGATGCAGCAGTACCAAAAGGCTGTGCAGATGCAGCAGCACCATTCGTTACAGAGTTAACTATACCTAACGCAGTATTTGCTCCACCTGCGATAGTGAAAAAGTCACCGGAAGCATAGCCGGTGCCCGGCGCTCCCAAAGATGATGTCTTTATTTGTCCTGTAATTGAGTTGGCTGTTGCTGTTATAGGGCTTGAAGTCACACCATTAATGGCATCCCGTATCTTACCAGCTATAACCACATTGGTATCACCCGCCTGAATGTTTATATTATAGAAAGCGCCGTCAATACCATTTCTGCCGGCCACAAATACCTTGTGTGTACCTCCAGCTGTAGCAGTTCCGGTAACAGTAAGCAGTTTTACCATAGCGCTGCTGCCTGGAGCCGCTGCCTGCGGATACACCCACACCGGCGCATTGGTGCCGCCTCCCTGAAGAGGAAGCAGGATCCTGCACACCATGTGTATCGGGCTACCGAAGCCATAAAGCGTGCCAGCTTGGTTAGCACTGGTTATCAGAGTAGGCATTGTAGGATAACTGGCTTGGTTGGCGGTATTCACCTCACCCAGTATCGCAATGCGCTGGGGTAAATTCCCATTTAGAAGGGCAACAATACTTGCGGCAAGTGTATACCCCACCACCGTACTCATTCTGTTCTGTGCTACCGCGTTACTTAGTGCTGACATTATCGTGAACGTTTAATTTTCACCGAAAGTAAACCGCCATCAGAACGCCTTAAAAGTTTTGCCCCTGCGAGGGGCATTTAAATAACTGGATGTAAAACCACCGGGTTAAAGTAAAGGACATAACAAAGCCCGCTGATCAGGCGGGCTTTGTGCGTAAAATGTACATTCAACTGTTGTAAGCTTGCCCGACTACGGGCGTGACGCCTCCGTTTTTAAGTGTGCGGTAAGGGATGGATTTGAACCACCGTCTGCAGATTTTCAGTCTGCCGCTAAGGCCAACTCAGCTACCTTACCATTTAGCGGGGAAAAAGCAATATAGGTATAGTTTCACCCAAAGAAGTAACCCATATCAACGCCACCGCTATAACAAAAGTAAGAAAATTTACACTTTTGCCATTGTTTTTTCTATTTCAATGGCTATACTCGATGCAAGTTCACGCCACGTCAGCTTTGGGAGTTTCCGTTCCTTGGCAACTAGGTGAATGAAGATCTCTTTTACAGCATGGTTATATATCCTGCAGTCCCACATATGGTTCATAACATTGCTGCGCTTCTTTTCCCACCGGTAACTTGAATCAGTACCATCCTTATTGGATACCACCACACAATGTTCACTTTCAAAATGGCTGAAGTAGTTAGGGTCTTCATACATGCCATCGGCAGAGTGGGGGAAATTCATAAACCCATATGGCTGCACCACATCCCGGTCCGTCCAGTCTAGCTGCATGTTACGCCATACCTCGTCTTTTATTTTACCCACGGTTACCAGGTATAAGTTGGCTCGTTCCTTGGCCTCATAGAAATACTTGATATCGGCGTTATACTTCAGGTAATCTTCCTCCCACTTACCTTTCAAGCCTATTACGTAAGCATTTTTGTCCACATACGGATATGCGTGGCCGGCACTAAAGAAACCGCAGTCCAGCCCGGTAAACATGATCTGCATCTTGCGGCCGGTATCGGTCATAAACACCCGGTTTCTTATTTTGTCTAATTCTACCCAAACATTGTTTTCCTTATCAAAGTCATAGGTCCACCGGGCGCGGTCTTTTTTCACTGGCAGGCTCTCTTCCTTGGGTATAAAGGTGCCTATGCTGCCGTGCGCCACACTGTAATTGCCGCCCTGCTGTGGCCATGCCACTATTTCCCAGTCCAGCCGCGCATCGTCTTTCTTTCCGTTCATATCCGCAGCCATGGTAAGCAGCACTATCCGGCCATTGCCGTGGCTCAGGCTCAACTTTTCCGGAACTTCCCACGGCAAGTAGTTACTTCTGTTTTGCCTTATCTTAAGTGCACTGGTCTCCGCAGCCGCCGCTTCAAAGCTTTCACCAAGAGTCAGGTTTACAAAGGTCTTATACTCTTCCTGCTTTACAGGCTGGTCTTTAGGGTGGCATTCCAGGTATGCCCTTACATGATCCGTCCAGCTATCCATGCCCGCAGCAGCGTAAAGGCCGCTGATATGCCAACTTACCATCTTCGGGTTTGTTGGCTCTGCCTTCGCATCCCAGTGGCCATCCAGCAGGAACTGGTATTTGTTCTTGTCATTGAAAAACTGTCCGCACAGCTGGCATACATACCCTACGGTCTTAGGGTCAAGCTTCCCGGTATGCCTGTCGTAGTCCCAATGGATGCCCGCCTTATCGTCGCAATCAGGAATAGACGCTTCCCAATATAGCGGGATATGCCGGTGGCACCTTTGGCAGGGAATATCCCAGCGTTGCTGGTTCCCACTTAGAAACAGCGGCTCAATAATGGATGTGTGTTTTAGTTCCGGCGTAGATACCCATAGTATTTTCTTCTTATCACCGAAGGATGCAGTACGCTTCCTAATCAGGCTTACCGTACTTCCAGATTCTTTGGAAGCGCCCTTTGCCGCCTCTATATCATCAGCAATTACTTTCTCCCAGTCCCTCTGCCGCAGCAGCTTATGGTTAGTAGCGCTGCCTGCAATCAGCTTGCCGCCCGGGTATTCCTTCAGTTTGCGCGTATCACCTGTTTGGGAAACCCTTGTTTTAAGGCTCTGCTTCCTGATCAGCGACCTCAGCCCGCTGTTGTCAATAGCGCTATCCAGCAGATCCATGCTTTCCATACTTAGGTCAGCATGTCCGGTAAGAAAGCCGATATTACATGGCCGCTCACTGATTAGCCAGGCAATGGCCGCCTCAATAACTGTTTTGCTCTTCCCCAGCTGAGCACCACCCATTAAGGCGCCCTCATTATAGGGGTTATAGTTGGAAAAGAAATCAGCAATATCCTTGAAGTATGGAGTCCGGTTATACCCCAGCGGGCCCTGGAACCTGCCAGTAGTTATCCGCATCCGCTGCTCAGCCCACTCACTCGGCAGCATGTCCGATATCATGTTCACACTAAAATCAAGTATGTCCGCTAACTGCAACTGAAGGCTCATAAAAAATATAATTTTATTTTGCGTTGTTTAACGCCGGATCTATATTTTCAGTGGTCTTTCTTGTAAATGATACTCCTTCGGCAGTCATAATACCAGTTTTAAGAGCCTTTTCCCACTGGCGTATAGCGATACGGCTGGCGCTGTACTTTTGTTTCCACAGGAATCGCTTCTTCTTCCAGCGCACCATAGGAAACTTCACACTTTTATACGCCTCTAATAAATCAGCCAGTGATGCAGCTGTTACTGGTTCCTTTGCTTTGATCTCAATCGGATACAGACAAAAGTCTTTTATTCTCTTAATGTATTTCATAAATAGTGTTTATTCATGCTCACCAACACCGCGCTTGTCGCTGTACTCAGCCACAATACCGGCTATATTCTTATTTGCATCCTTCACGCTGTCCGTTACAGCATCATTAATGCCATCAATCAGCTTTTTGCGCAGCAAGGCTACCTGTTCAGGGGTAATATCAGTCATTTCGCCCACCTGCACTATCATATCTTCCATCTGTGCACGGTAGCTGGCCTGTATAGACTTAGCAAACTGCTTTACAAGCATCATTATAGGCTCCTTAGGTATCAGCAGCCCATTCTTTTTATCCAGGTCTATCTGTAGTTTCTCCAGGGCCAGTTTCTTTTCCTGTATCTGAAGCCTTTCCATTTCCCTTTTATTCAGAAGAGCATCTAAGTTGTTAACTGGCGCAGCTTCCTGTGCCTCCTGCGGCACTTCCTCAGTGGCACCCACTGGTTCAGCAGCCTTTTTGCCTTTTGCGGCGGCCTTACCCTTAGCTTTATTACCAGCAGCTGATGCCACCTTTACCTTTTTACCGACTGGCTTCGCTGTTTCTTTGGCAGCGGCCACCGGCGCTGCCTGCTCACCGGCTACCTTACCCTTTGCCAGCCTGTTTTCATAAAATAACACGTTGATGGGATCATCAGCATCAATACATGCATCGGCAGTTGTATTTAGCAGCACCACTTTATTGCGCGAAATAAATACAGACAGCCCATTAGTGGGCATGCCGCATTTCTCCGCAAATTCTTTCTTGGTAGCAAGCCTCATTTATCAGGAAATTAAATAGTACACCACATCTGCAACACCACCTCCATACCCTCGCAACAA